GCAAATCACGGAATGAAAGAGCGTTCTGACTTGACAACTGATGATAAACAAATCCCAACTCCGATATATGGCGGAGATGTAAATGCAAAATAATATGTCAGAATTTCATTTTCAAGATACAACAGCAACAAAGCGGATATTTGCACTAAAGAAAAGGATAAGAGCAGTAGCAGGAGGCACTTCAGCTTCTAAGACTATCTCTATTCTTATATGGCTTATAAACTACTGCCAAGCTCCTAAAAACAGAAACAAGATAGCAACTGTAGTGTCTGAATCCTACCCTCATTTATCAAAGGGTGCTATGTTAGACTTTGAGATGATAATGAAGGATAGAGGATATTGGAAAGACCATTTGTGGAACAAGAAAGGTGTATATTCATTTGAACAAGGGAACAAACTAGAGTTTTATTCAGTAGACACATACAGTAAAGCTCATGGACCAAGACGAGATGTGTTGTTTTTAAATGAATGTAATAACTTATCATACTTGATAATAGACCAACTGATTACAAGAACAAGAGATGTTATATGGATGGATTGGAATCCTGTTGCAGAGTTTTGGTTTTATAATGAAATGCTACCAAACAGAGATGATATTGATTTTATAACATTAACTTATAAAGATAATGAGGCATTAGATAAAAACACAGTATCTGAAATTGAATCACACAAGAACAATCGTGGTTGGTGGCAGGTATATGGACTAGGACAGCTTGGAGTATTGGAAGGTAGGATATATAAGGATTGGATACCAATAGACAGAGTGCCAGATGAGGCAAGACTTGTTAGATATGGACTAGACTTTGGTTATACAAATGACCCAACTGCAATTAACGCTATTTACGCATATAATGAGGGCTTTATATTAGATGAGGTACTACATTTGAAAGGATTAAGCAACAGACAAATAGCTGATACCTTATTGAATTTAGAAAGAGCTTTAATTGTTGCAGATAGTGCAGAGCCTAAGAGTATTGATGAGATAAAAGGATATGGGTTAAACATAATAGGCTCTCAAAAGGGGCAGGGTAGCGTGTTACAAGGTATTCAGTATGTTCAGAACCAAAAGGTGTTTATAACAAAGCGAAGTCTAAAGACATTAAAAGAGTATAGAAATTACCTATGGCTAACGGATGACGATGGAGTTATAATAAACGAGCCATCTCCTATCTGGAATCACAACATGGATGCAATAAGGTATGGTATGGAGAGCTTGAAGGCTACGAAACCAAAGCCATTACCAACTGAGTTTGGAGGGATTAAGCCTTATTTTGAAAATACATTAGCATAGTTATATGAAATATATAGCTTTAAGAAAAACGGTAAAAACAATAGTAGATGATGAAGATTTTAATTATTTAAGTAAATTACAAATTTATCTTAATATAAGTAATAATATATTATGGGCTGTTACAAAGAAAAACGGAAAAAAGATAGCTTTAGAAAGGTTAATTAAGAAATGTCCTAAAAATATGGAAGTACATCATAATAATAGAGATACTTTAGATAATAGAAAAGATAATTTAAGAATTGTTAGGCATAAAGATAATATAAGAAAACAAAGATTAAGTAGGGCAAATAAAAGCGGATATAGGGGAGTATCTAAGGCAAGTATTGATGAGAAACGAAAAAAGAAGTGGAAAGCATATATTGGAGTTAATGGTAAAACAAAATTTTTAGGACGATTCTATACTCCTGAAGAAGCAGCAGAAGCATATAATCAAAATGCTCTTAAATATTTTAGAGAATTTGCTTATATAAATAAAAGATGAAGCTGACAGATAGTTTAAGACCAAAGTGTAAACTTAAACCATCTGTGAGCGCCACCTTGATATCAAGATAGACAGTCACTAATTACATTATACATTAATAACTATTGCAAGAAAATAGTATATATGTTTAAAATATTAATATGACAGATGAAATAACTGTTATTGATCCTGAAGTAAACATACTACGTTTAAACAAGCAGTCAGGATATAACTATAGAGAAAGACGAGCAGAAGATTGGAGGGAAAACTATACCTTATATAGAGATAAGGTAGCATATAACCGACTCACACAAAGACAGTCTGTAAACATCCCCCTTATGAAACAGACATTAAGAACCCTTCTAAAAGATATTGATGATATGCCTGTACTTTACTTTGAGAACCTAGATAATGATAAGCAAAAAGAGGTACTTCAGAATGAACATTGGAACAAGACTGTAGAATATAACAGGCTTGAATTACAGGACATAGTGGACAAGAAGCAAGAGATGTTCTTTGGTAGGACATTTGACCAAATGCAGATAATGGATGGAATGATAAAGATTACAGTTACCGATCCTGAAGATATTTTAATTGACAGGTACGTTGATCCCTATGACATTGATAGTGCAAGGTTTTTGATACATACTCACATATTTGTTCCCTTATCTGTTCTTAAACAGAATGAAGATTATGACAAAAAGAAGCTTAAAAAGCTTGAAACATGGTATGCCTCAGACGAAGGATTAAAAAAACAAGCCTCTAATCAGCAAAGTCTACAAGACAAGAATAAAAAGATGCAAGACTTAGGACTAACTGATACTGAAACACCTGTATTGGGAGAAACTATAGTTGAAATATCACTACATTTTCTATATGACACAAGAAAAGGGAGTGATGATGAGGAATTATTCCTAAAGGTTGAAGCGGATGATTTTATAGTGTTAATGGATAAGTCATTGGAAGAAGTTATTGGTAAAACTGAAGATAACTATTGGCAAACACACTTACCATATAACAGTTGGGCGGGTGACCTTGATAAACAGGACTTTTGGACAGATAGTGTAGCAGACATTTGCAGAACTCCTAATAAAATTCTTAATACTTGGTTCTCACAACTTGTTGAAAACCGAACATTAAGAAGTTTTGGTATGCATTATTATGACTCTAACCTTGAAGGGTTTGCTCCACAGACATTTAATCCTATTGGTTGGGGTTGGTATCCAATACCTGTTCCAACAGGAGGTACTATAAAAGATGTAATGCAGAAGATTGATATTCCTGACCTTTCTGAGTCGTTAGATGAGATGAAATATGTTCAGGAGATAGCGGAAAGTGCAACAGGAGCAACAACAACCTTACAAGGTGTTGAAACAGAACGTAAAACAACACTTGGGGAAGTTGAGTTAAACTTAGGAGAGGCAAAGGAGAGAGTTAAGGGAATGTCTAAGTTCTACACACAAGTATGGAAGGATAGAGCACACAAATATCTTAAACTAATAGAAGCCGCACCTGAGAAATTAGATACACTTAAAATACATAAGAAAGGTAAGAATACTGATAACATATTTACTCGTGAGATTTCACCTAAAGATTTTATGAGTAAGTCTGGATATACTTATAAGGTATGGTCGCAGGATGAAAAGGAATCAAAAGATACTGAGACTATTCAAAAACTGCAATTAGCAATTAATATTATGCCGGGCAATCCAAAACTTATGGAGATATACCAAAGGAAGCTACTTGAATATGGTAGCTTGTCTCCTGAAGAAGTAAATGCTATAATGGAGTTTGAGAAACAAAGAAGGGAAGCATTAACAAGTACAGCAGGCGGAGGAGAGTTGGGAGTAGGTGGCACACCAGCATTAACACCTGCCCCTGTTCAGCAACAACAGCCACAAGTTAATAAACAACAATGATTGACGAAATATTAAAAAAATATAATTTAAAGTACGAGGACTTGAGTGTAGTTGAGAAAGAGACATTAAACACTTGGCTTGACTCACTTAAAAAAGGACAACTTACTATAGATAATGTAAGAGACCATATACACGTTATGAGAGATTCTGTTGAACAAACACTTGAAAATGAACCTGAATTTATAAGAGTGTTTATTTTTAAGTTTAGAAACGATAAAAATATCTTATTAAAGGCTCGTTTGAGAAATTATAGATTATTAGAATCTTTCTTATCTACTCCCCAAAAAGCTAAAGCGGCAATAAATCGTGCATTAGCTGGAGTTGCGGGTAGGAAATAAAGTCTTGACAATATATAATATTAAAAGTTATTATTAATGGTATGGATTATAAAGAGAAATTAAATAAAATAGTAAAAAAAGACGTAATGGAACTAACTTATGATGATAAATTATTTCTACAGTCAAGAAGATATTATCTTACAGGTAAACAAAAAGAGAAATTTGAAACTGTTTTAAATGAAACTCTAGTTGAACCTGTAAAGCCAATACCTTCCGACTTTGTGTCTTATAAAGACGTACAAAGTAAGGCAAAGGCTCTTGGTATTCGTTATGTCGGAGTTAGTAAAGAAGCATTACAGGTAGCAATTTCAACAATAGAAGGTCCAGAAGGATCATTAAAACCAGAATAAATAAATTATTATAAATTAACCAAACCCTGATTAAACAGGACGGAATATATTTATGCCAACACACAAAAAACCTACTCAAAAGGAACTAGATGAAGAAATTAAAAAGACTGAAGAAGAATTAGATAAACCTACAGAAGAACCTAAGCCTAGTGAGCCAGCCCCTAGTGAACCCGCTCCAAGTGAGCCAGAGCCTAGTGAACCTCCAACAGAACCTACGCCAAGTGAACCAGCACCAAGCCCTGATTATAAAGAGAAATTCATTGAATCACAAAGAGAAGCTAAGATACTTCATTCTAAAAACAAGAAGATTAACGAAGCACTTGATAAAGCAAAGACAATGCCCAATCCAACAGATGTGGAGATGACAAAACAATTTCCTGATTGGGATATGATGAGTGATACTGAAAAGAAGTTAGCAACAGATAATCATAAGACTAAAAAGGCACTAGAACTTTTAGGTGAAGTTACTCAAGAGTCTAAAAAGATTGATGATTGGAATGATAAGGTTGATGTCTTTATTGATGATCCAAAAACATTAACTGATAACCCTGCTCTTGAGGGTAAGGTAAAAGACTTTAAAATCTTTGCATTAAAGGCAACAAGACGTAATATGGATTTTCCTGACCTTATATCAGCCTTTTTGTTTGACGCAAGTAAGAATGTTCAAAAGAATAAGGGTAAGATGTTTGAACAGGGAACAGGCGGACCTAATAAGAAAGAAAAGCCAAAATCAGATAAGATAAGTCTTAAAGAAGCGGATGCATTAAGACAAACTAACTATAAGAAATATGTTAAATATGTTAAGGCGGATAAGATTGACATGAGTGAAATTGAATAATGACTTGACAATATATAGGAACAATCTTTATCATTAGATTGAAGATACTCCAAACCTCTACACATGGAGACGGGAAAGATACTTCGTATTATTATTTATAAAAATAAATATGGCATCAGCTAGAGCAACAACCTTAGCTCAAGGTTTTTCAAAAAAACTGTTAAAGGAAATGTATGACAGGAGCATATTAGATTCTATTGTTAATCGCGACTATCAAGGCGAGATTAATGCAGTAGGTTCTATATTAAACATTTTAAACATTGCAAGAATCTCAGAAAAGGATTATACAGGTGCAGACTTAGTAGTCGACGACCTATATGAAAACAACTGTGTTCTTACAATAGACGAGTATAAATCTTTCTATTGGAAAGAAAAAACCCTTGAT